CTCTGGGTGCGCCCAGTCAACTGTGAAGAGATAGGCACCTTCATACCATTTCTTATCTTTTCCTATATATTTACCTGCTTGTCCATCTAGGATATCAAAAGAAGTAACAGCAGGATAGTAACTAAAGCAATTCCACAGCTCCAACTCATCAAGTCTATGTCTAGGAACTTGATCTGCTCTAAATCCTCTTTGAATGAACGCGGAGATAGGAAGGCGATAAAAGACCGCACCATTTTCCATAATTGTGTGAAATAGAATCGGTCTGCCAGTGATCGAAGCCAATCCAAAAATAATGCAATCTTCAACTTCTCCATGATGATCTTTAAGATCGTAGAGATATTCTCTCTTGATCTGTGCATACATCACAGGAATATTTGCATTTAGATAAGCCATCTTTCATATATTTTCTAGTTTACTAAAAAATATATAACAACGACTACTACCACCACAGCGATAGATATCTTTGGATGAGTTTGTGCCAATGTCCAAAGTTGTTTTACTTTTTTCATAGTTTTTCTCCTTGTTTATTTTATTGTACCCCAATTTGGTCCCGATTCATAGTCTACTTTATTAGGAACTTCAAGGGTTACGGCATGTTCCATGATGGTTTTTATCTCATGTGCATGGTTATTATCTTTAATTGATATATCTAATTCGTCGTGAACTTGTATGTGTGGAATAATACCTTCTTTATGTAAATTAATCATAGCTTTCTTTGTCATGTCTGCAGCAGATCCTTGAATGAGTTTATTTAAAGCTTTATATGTGTAAGCTCGCTTGATCCCTGGTCCGTGTTCCGCGAGCGCTTGTTCATGAGGCAATGCTTTATGAATACCAAATTGATTTGGTTCCCATAGTGGAAACCTACACAATCTTCCAAGTAGAGTTCTAATTTTTCCAGAACTTTGAGCCCGTTGCATAACTGCATTCATAAGTTGTTTAACAAAAGGAACTCTACTGTGATATTTCTTAAATAAATCTTCTGCCAATTCTTTATTAATTCCTAATTCAGCTTGTAGTTTATTTTTACCCATCCCGTAGAACAGGCCAAGATTTATAGTCTTGGCCTGTGTTCTGGGTATATCTGCCATCTCGGATACAATGCTGTGAAAATCGGCTTCTCCTTTTTTATAAGAGTCTAATACTTCATCAATTCCCATAAGATTTTGTAATGTTGCATAATGTACTACTAGTCTTGGCTCTTGCTGATTATAATCAAAACAACCCCATGTATGGCCCTTCTCAGGGATAAATAAAGCCCTAATCCGTGGTCCAAGGTCTTTGTTGCGTGCTGGAATCTGCTGGAGGTTAGGATTTGAATATGAAAATCTTCCGGTTACAGTGCCTCCATTATCTCCACGTAATTGATTAATTTCAGCATGAATTCTGCCCTTGTAAGAATGTTTAATTATGGTATCAATGAACGTGGTATGGGCTTTGTTTATTTCACGGGCTCGGGTTATTAATTTCACCAGTGGGTGGGGGTGATTTGACAAAAAGTTTTTTGTAAATGAAGGAGAATTTGTTTTTTCAGTTCGGTCAAAAGGTAGGTGCAGTTTTTCAAAAATTTTCGCAATCGATCTTGCAGCCCATATTTGAATGTCTATTGATGTTTCTTTTTTTATTTGTTGGAGGCATAATTTTTCTTGTTCTATTAATTGTTGCTTCAATTTTTGAGCTTCTTCAACGTCCACTCGAACTCCAAGAAATCTCATATCAACAAGACAAGGAAAAAGATCGGTCTCAAGATTAAAAATAGAAGAAATGTCCTGGTGAATAATTTCTTTTTTGAGTTCTTGCCATAAGTCTAAAGTAATTTCAGCATCTTTTTCTGCATAAGAACCTACATAGATAGCTGGTAATTTATACATTTCTGCTTTAGGATCTACTCCCCATTCTTTAGCAGCATTATACAAAGCTGCTTCATCCTTTCCCTGGCCAGTGTATCGTTTAGCGCAATTATTTAAATCATACCTCATTTGATTTTCATCCACTAATGCTGATGCAATCATTGTATCTATAATTTTTCCCTTAATAGTTAATCCTAAAGATCTAATCCAACATATATCGTACATTGCATTGTGAAATATTTTATCTGAATCAGTATTTAAGATATCTTGAAACCATTTTAAAACTAATCTTCTATCCATATTTCCACCACCCTCGTGAGCAATAGGATAATAACCACACCAATTTTTTACAGCGACTGATATGCCTACTATCTCTCCATTTTTAACTATAGAGCCTGATCCCATGCGTGTATTTAAATTAGGATCCTTTGTTTCTAAATCAATTGCAATTTCGTCGTACTTAGATAGATTTGGAAACCCTGTTGGAGGTGTCCATTCTGTTTGTGGTTTGAAAAGGGGTTGTTGTATCATTTATTTTTCAGCTTCATCTAAGAAATCTTTAATAGGTTCTAATTCGTCTTGTAGTTTTTCGGATACTGTTTTTTCCTTTCCTGGATAATCTCTATCAATCGCCATTTGACAATAATGAATTGCTTTTTCTAAATCGTTTCTTTGTCCTTTTTGCTTATGTCTGCATAAATATTTTATAGCATTCCCTTCAGCAAAGGGAATATTATTTTTATTTATAAATTCTGAGGGTTGAATTTTCATAGATTGATAATGGTCTCCACCAATTTGTTTTTTATATACATCACTCATATTCTAAATGCCTTATAAATATCTTTGGGTTCTACAATATGTAAATGTTTTTTAGTTCTGGTTGCTCCCACGTAGAATAAACGATTAACATCATCAGGAACTCTTTCATATTCTTTTAAAGTTTGTCTGCTTAAATCAGTTAATAAAATTACATTGTCTGCTTCCCCTCCTTTTACTCCGTGAATCGTAGACAATAGTATTCTAGGTTTTTTATTAAGTTGCTCTTTATTTTGTCTCATTTTTCTAATGTAATTTACTTTTTTTGAAGGTGCATTATTAAATGCGTCATACCATACATAATCTATTGCAAGTCCATATTTATTTTTACATTCTTTTAAAGAGTAAAAATTATCTTTATTTAAAAGTACCAATGATTTTTTATTTGCATGTGATTCATTCATGTAGCTGTAGATTCTTTTTATTCTTGTGTAATCTAAAGTTTCACTTTTTCTCCAGGATTCCCAATCAGTAATAGCTTCATATAAATCTTGTTCGTATGATTTTTTATATTTATTTTTATAATATAATCCATTTTGATAAATAATATTTTCGAGATCATGTAACATAGAACGAGTTCGGGTAAGTACTAACCATTCTCCTTTAGACATATCAATGTGTCTAAAATCAGAATAAGTAGATACTTTTCCTTCAACGGTTCTAGGACGCCAATCTTTTGGAATTCTATTACCCACTTTATTTATAATTTTCATTGCAAATTCATGTACTTTGGCTGGAATTCTATAGGATTGAGTTAATTTAATAAATTCCCCACTCAATGTTATAAAACTATTAACATCTGCACCGGCCCATCTAAAGATAGCCTGATCATCATCTCCTGCAATATAATTATCCGGTGATTTATTCCATATAATTTTAGCCATATCCCATTGCATGGAAGATAAATCCTGCGCCTCATCAATAAATACTACGTCAAATTTAGGACAAGTATCCGATTTAGTAAAATCAATAATCATATCATTGAAGTCCACTAAATTATATTCTTTTTTATATCTCTCTAATGCATCTGATATGATTTTAAGTTTATTAAATTCTACATCCTGGGTATGCTCTTTAAGATCATATTGTTTCTCTAAGGAGATATTTCTTAATTTTGATAATTGAATAATTCTTAAATAATCACTTTTAGTAGAAAAAATTCCATTCATATCCCTTTCATTATCTTCATAATCCACAGGAAATCCCAACGTTTTTCCCAGATCTTCATATTGTCTTCTTTGCATTACATTATTTTTTTGTATTCCTAATCTTCTAAAAGCTAATGAATGAAGTGTTCTGAAATAAGGAAGGTCGTCTTCGGTTAAGTTAAATTTTTCCATTGCTCTATCTCTCGCCTCATAAGCAGCTTTTTGAGTGAATGCAAAATATCCAATTTTATCTGGATCAGTTTTTTTTAAATATTTATCAACTAAATTTAAAAGAGTTGTTGTTTTTCCTGTACCTGGGGGTCCAATTACAATTGTTTTCATTTTATTCTCCTAAAAAAATTTCTCCAAAATGCAGATCGAATAATAGAGACGACTGTAAAAATTAAAGCGATTCCTATACTATCTAAAATTGTTGGATATAATCCAAAAAATGGAAAAATATATAATTGAATGAGAATAGCAAGGATTAGACCCGTTCCTACATCAATAAAACTCTCAATAAAACAACGTCTAAGCATTAAAAATTATCTTTCGGTTTAAGTTGTTTTGGTTTATAATCTTCTACTTTTTTTTCGAAAGAATTTATAATGGTAACAGTTGGCCTGCTTTTTCCTAATATAATTCTTTCTGTAGTACAACCACAATGCTCTTTTAACATCTGGCTAGTTTCTTGAAATTTAACATCCCATCTTCTTCTTTGAAGAAATCCATAAAAGAAAGAATCAAAAAGAAAATAATGTTTTCCGTTATCCGTAAATACACTTCCTTTTTTAATATCGTCTTTTTCCACAGTTGTTGAAGTTCTATTAGTGCAAAATTCTTCTAAATGATTTTGTAATTGATCTTTTTTAGCTGTTCCTTTTGGAGGGGGAATAACTTCTCGCGTGCTAAGTAATTGATTTATAAGAATTTTCCAATCTTTTAGTTTCATGCTGGGAGGATAAATCCCAATCCCTGCAATACAGGCTTCTTCAAATAAAGGTTGTTGTCTTAAATATTTAGCACTAGGAATCTTTAATCTTTTTCCATCAACATTTAAATAATAATAAGGTTCTTCTAATTGAATTTCTTGTAAGTCACTTAAGTCCGGAAACATTGCTTGAGAACCTATTCCGAATTGTCTGGTTTTACATAATTGCTTATCACAATGATTACACATAGGAACATCATTACATTTCCATCCCCAATCTTTTTTATCGTGTTGATTTTTAATGGTATCTATTTCTTTTTGTTCTAGATCTCCCTTAATATATTTTGCATGAAACCATGAAATTTTTTCTTTCCAATTGTTAGGCCATTTCTTTTTTGCATAAATTGCAAAATGAAAGAGAGCATTGTTTCTGCCAGGCTCGGATATTCCTTCTATAGATAATGTTTCTATACATGGAGGCCCGTCAGAGAATTCTGATTCGGGCCTCTCAAGTTTTATGGAACCAACATCTAGTTGTTTTACATTATTATAGATCCCATAAAATTCTTCTAAGTTTGCTGCTGTTCCATCTTCTTTAAAAGCATATCTTGTTGTATTGTCTCCACTGAAGTAAGGAAGATTTAAAAAGTTTCCTGTATCTTCTTCTGATTTTAATTCTATTTGTTTTGGAAATACTTCTGCATTTCCAAAACCCAATATTGCTTTAATTTGATTTAGTTTATCTCTCATTATCTTAGCTTCTGTATTCTTATCTGAAAATAAAAATATATGAGCCCCTCCAGATTTAGATCGACATACTACTAGAGGCAATTTTAATAATTTAATTTTGTTTAATAATTTTTGATGATCGAATCCAGCATAACTGTCCACATCAATACATCCCCATTTACATGTATCTTCTTCATTAATGGGTATTATTCCCAGACTGGGTTCAATTCCCTGTAAATGATTGTGCCAAAGATCATTAGTAACTTTTTCTCTTTTAACAAAAGATTTAGTTTTTAATTTAACTCCGTTTTTAGGAACGGTGTTTATGTAGGTACATCCATGGGCTCTATTAAGCCCTCTAAATATTTCTATAAATTTTTCCATATTATCATCCAGTTAAAAGGCGGATCCACTCTCGCTTCGCCGCCTCTCGTTGCAACCATTCTCTATTTGAGAATTAGGTTAATATGGAACGTCCGTTTTAGATTCTTCAGTACCATGTTTAGCTTGAATTTCGCCTTTTGATACTCTTTCAGAAAAACTCTTAGCCATATCGTAAACTGATTTATTTTTAACAGGGCCAACCTTAATATAAGTCCATCCAAACCATGTTCCTTTGTCATTAGTCATTTGAACAGTTTTTAGATTATAGATGTGACTATATGTTGGTGGAGTAAATAAGCCATTTTTTCCTTGTAGCTTAATTCCCATCATGGTTGTAAGCCATTTTCTACTCACAGATAATGATGTAGATTTCATAGAAATTAAAGCAGTTGATGGACTATCACCCAATAAAAATACAAAGTGATTAGCAGTGGTTTCAATATAATTACCATTTGCCAATCTGTCTTTGTTAAATTTATCACGAGTTACTTTACTCATGATATCGCTATCTGCTTTATGGATAGTTACTGGTGCTCCCGTACTCATTCCACGGTCTTGCCATTCTACATATTGTTTAAGGTAGTGACATGGTAATACATTTATACCTTTAGCACCGTCATAAAGTTCTTTGGTGACGGTGTTAAAAATCATACCAGGTCCTGATCCTTCAACATATTTTCCATCGTTTTTATTAACTTCAGGAGATAGAGGCATCAAAACTTTTAAGAATGGTAATGCAAGATCTTCTTGCCTTATGTTTTGAGTACCTTTATCTGCATCAGTTTCAAATATATTGATAGCCAATGCACCTTCTTTTTTTGTGGTTACT